CATTTCATTTTCATTATTCTAATTTTATTGATTGTGACTAACAAATAGAATTTAGAAAATTGCGCAAATGCCCGTAAATACAGTGTTTTTGGCGCTATTATATTAGGAAACAATATTTTTATTTGTGACTAACGTGTGACTAACGATAACAGTCTAAAATTCCCGAAATGATACAAAATATGTTTATAAATAAAGTTCCCGGGGAATTAACCCCGGGATGTTTTTATATGGCAATCAAATCTTTCCATGTGGCGGGTCCACAGACTCCGTCCACTTCCAGAACTTCTTTCCTGGATTCCTGATAAGCTTTCAGAGCGCAAATCGTGTTCGTATCTGCTGTCCATGTAAGTTTCAGAGCTTTGCCGCCTTTTCCTTTAAAACCTCTGGCTCTTAAGATTTCCTGTAAGAGGAGCACAGATGTGTTTTTATCTCCTGCTTTTACTGTTTCTGGATTAAACATATATTTCTCTCCTGTCTGTGCAGTATTAGATGATGTATTCTCAGGTTTTACGGGTGCGGATGCATCGGATACAATACTATAATCTGGTGTACAGAACTTAGTTCCGGGCATCTGGCTGTTAAGATAACTCTTTGCGCAGACACCGCCGCCATTTGCAATAATTCCAGATGCACCAGAAGTATTTCCCTCGATGGTATAGAACCTGTCTCCGATTACAGCCGTTACGATGCCGGTATGGGTGAAAGTTCCATTATGATAAAAAATTACAATATCACCGATCTTTGGATTAGCGTTCCTTGTAAACAGATTACCAAGTGTTGGGCAGTAAACATAGGGCCAGTGCTTCAACAGTTTTTTTGCTTTTTCCTGTCCGAATGCTTCCATAAAACACCAACTCACGAATGCTGCGCACCAAGGCTGTCCTTGATATGATGGCTTAATGTCTCGCCAGTACTTCGTATAGTTGTTCGAGCCGGCGTTTGCAGTCTTACTGTCGAGCTGACTATTGCTCTTCTTTTCAAGGTATCCAATCTCATTTTTTGCAGTGAGAATCACTTTTTCAATAGCTTTATCCATTGCAGAAACCTCCTCTTTGTAATCCTTATAGAATACATCCATGTCAACGTTACCACTAATGCCGGATACTTTTCCTCTACTGGAATACTGCCAGCCTACACCAACAGATGGACGCAATCTTTCCTGTACAGAGCCATTATCACTAGCCGGATAACGAGCAATCCAGCAATCGTACTTTTTCAGGGTGTCTGACAGAACGTTATTATACCAATCAAGATTGCAGTAGATACCGACCTTATAACCGGCTTTTTTGATTCTGGTCAGAAATGCTACTGCAATATTCTCAATCGCCTGTTTTCCAAGGTTTCTCTGCTGACTCCATTCAAGGTCGTAGAAGATTGGAAAGTCCATTCCGCGTCCGCCAAGAACAGAAATTACGCTCTCAGCTTCATCAATTGCCTGTGCCGGTGTCAGAGCGTAACTGTATTTATATCCGCCGACAAGGATTCCATTTGACTTGCATCCTTTGTAGTTATGCTCAAAAGAGGAATCGGTTCCAGATTTTTGATGGATTCTCAATATTGCAAACTTAATTTCAGAATTCGATACTTTCGCCCAGTCTGGCTTACTCTGATAAGATGATACGTCAATTCCTTTAATTTCCATATTTTCTCCCTTGCACGTATTTTATTTCACTATTCCTGGTTTTGATTCTGTTACTGTCCCGTCCTCATTCAATACATAGCCATCCTTTTGAAGTCTTTCAATTACCTTCTTATTCCACAGCTCAGGAACATCTGTCCATTTTTTCAGCCCATTGATTACTCGTTCTTCGAAAAATTTAATCATTGTTTCTACCTCCAATGCCTGCAGCTAAAGTAGCCAGTTCGTCGAGTGCCGAATCATGCGTTGATACAAGTTCAGCTAGACCGTCAATACCATCACTGTTAATTAGAATCTTGCGATTAGATTCCGCATTAAGCATCTGCATCACAATATCTAACTTTTCAGACATCTCATTCAGCCTGTTTGAAACTCGATTGATGGCTTTGTAGATATTTGCAATTTCTTTTTTATCCACAATTATCATCTCCTTTGATTAAAAATAGTACCGCAAATCCTTTTAACCGCCTTACGGCGGCAGATGGAATTTGCTAAGATTTTAGATACATAAGCAGGGGGCAACGCCAAGAGCGTAGCTGACGTCGCTGTAGTACGATTCCCCGTCCATGTCCATATGACAGAATTTTTTTTCGCTGCTGGAGTAAGGCGAACGTTCCCAATAGCGGCCAGACACGAAATTACTGCTAAAGTACGGTTTCTTATATCTATTAGCAGTTGCGTTCTTAAAGTACTGATACTGTTCTCCCTCGCCTGCGAAAGAATACTTTATACTGCCAAAAACCTCAATTTCAGAAGGTAAAAATGCATAGTCATTTGAGACTTTAATCGTACTGCTACGGCTTCCTACAGATGCCAACTTCTTGACCTGCTTCATCATATTCTGAATATAAGTAGGCAAACATTTCTTGTACACATTATTGCACCACGTACGTCTTGCACAGCCTTCCCAACCACCACTATTTGTACTTGAACCGTTTATATAACCACATTCATGTGATACATTATAGGAGGTGTTATATTCTGTCGTAGTGTCTAAATACAACATACGTTCTGTCTGAATTGTAATAGCGGCTTTAGTCTTGCCATTGATAGCAGTCACTAAGTCATCATGTTCGATTCCGATAATTACATAGGCATAATCATTCGCTCTGTGTGACTCACTTACGCCAGTTGCATCCATGGCATTGTGATGGATGGTTCTCTTGTCGCCGACCGCCCAATAGTCGCTAATGTTGATTTTGCCTGCGTAGTGCGCTTCAATCATCTTTTCAATCTCTGCGTCTGTTCCGTCGGCAAATGCGACAATCTTCAAATCCTCTTTTGGTTCGCCGAGAAGTCTGTTTCCTGCATCGTAGTTGTATACACCATCTGTAGAATATGGAAACAGTGTAAAGTAATATTGTTTGCCGTTTGTCAGCCCTGTGACTGTATAGCCTGTGGTTTTGTATTTATCTCGAATTGCATTATCAACCACAAGCGTTCCGTCATCTGGATTTGCAGGATAGCCCGTTTCTTTCATTACAAGTTTTGTGCCAGCCCATGTAGAGAATGTTGAACCACTAATTACCGTGTTTTCAGGGTCTTGCCATTTAATTGTGACAGATGCATTTAAGTTCTCAATCGTTGGGTTGTTTACGGGCTTGGGAGTAACGGTTGTGCCACCGCCTTTTGCGTGGAGTGTTCCGTCTTCATCTATGAATGTTGTCTTGCCGTCAGGCTTAACCTTACCGAGAATTTCAATTGTAGCAATTGGGACAGTCGCATCACTCCCCTTGTCCCCTTTTGGCCCTTTGATGTTTACTGTTTCGGGATTGGCGATTCCATCTGTGTTGCTCCAGCTTATGTTTCCATCGCTGTCTACAACAGGAGTGAATGTGATTCCTCGCGCACCAGTATCTCCTTGCTCACCTTTTGGGCCAACTGGACCTTGTTCACCTTGCGGCCCAGTATCGCCTTTTAGGCCCTGTACTCCCTGCTCTCCTTTTTCTCCGGGGTCTCCTTTTACACCCTGTGGCCCTGGGTCACCCTTTGGACCTTGCGGACCAACTGGCCCCTGCGGCCCCTGAATCTTGCCAGCATTGTTCCAATTCGCGCCGTCGAAAACCCACATTTCTCCGTCTATTAAATATGCATCGTTCTTCTCTGCACTCAGGGGGAGGTCTGCCTCAGATTCTTTTGTGCCAAGGACATTAAGAGACGTTCCGTCGTTTCCTTGTTCGCCCTTTTCTCCTCGCGGGCCTTGCGGACCAACTGGTCCCTGCGGACCAACGCCTCCTTTTTCACCTTTTGGGCCTTGCACTCCTTGAGGCCCCATAATATTCCCAACATTTTCACTATCACCATCTGAAAATGTTATTGTCAAATTTCCATCTGTGTCAATACTGACTGCTGTGATAGAGATGCCCCTTAGTGATTCTTTCTGCTCAGGAGTCAACGATTCAAATGTTACGGTACCATCTGCGCCTTTATCTCCTTTTTCGCCTTTGGGACCCTGTGGACCAACGAATTCTCCGGCATTAACCATCTCTGAAATGTCCTCAATGGAACACAACCGCCTTACATCATTAGCCGCAAATGCAATGTATAAGGCTTTGCCAGATGGAACGGACGGGTCATTGCCGAGAATCGCAACAGGCTCTCCGGGACGAATTTTCGATGTATCAAAATCGGCGTACATACCCCGTCGGAATTGTATTGTATATGTATCGGCCATATTAGACTTACCTCCTTATAAAAGGAAATTATTCCTTATGTAATTCTTTACAGAATCAAGATTTTTCTGCACGCTGTCATCCATCACGAGAAAATTGCCTTTATTGTTCTGACTGATGATACTTCCTGTGCTTTCGTCTACTTCTGAATAGGTGTAAGCAATGCGACTTCCTTCTCCAGTGCTGAGATTCATAAAACTTGTAAGAATTTTTTTCATGATATTTCCTCCATTTCGTCAATAATTTTTTTCCTGTTATTAAGAAGCTCTTTTTCGTAATCGGGTTCTGATATTTCAAGGCTTTTACTGTAGTCTGGCTCTGGCATGTCTGTGTCTATTGCCCTATCGTAAGCTGTTTCACTTGCATCAGCAAAACGCATGTGTTCATAGTCAGCTTGACGCGCTTTGACTTCAAATGCAAATTTAAGCCCCGGAGTACCTTTTACAGTGAAATATGTCTGTTCTTTTTGGTCTACCCAACAATCTCCATCTCCTTCCTTTTGCAAGAACACATAATATTCAATCCTTACATTAGTAGATTCTTGGAATATGTCATCTATGTCTATCAGACATGTGCCGTCTTCTGATATGGATGCTTCTCCGATGTCTCCAAACATGGGGGATGCCATTTCGTAGCAATAAAACGCCTGTGTACCATAGTTTTTTGTTGGAAAAATCCTCTTCTTTGTCCCTCGGACACTTAAATCCGCAAGGTCTGTCCCCGTTCCGATGCTATAGAAATGACCACTGGCTTCTACGTGCGTACCTACTGTAACTTTTTTTGATGTCGAAACACTGTCCGCCGAAACGCTGTCCGCCGAAACGCTGCTCGCCGAAACGCTTTTATTAAACGAGGCTGAACTTGCATGTACGGTTCCTGTATAAAGATTGATTCCTCTAATACGCGTTCCATACAATGTCCCGTACCCCGGTACATATATTCCTGTATTCGTCTCTGAATAGATCTCTCCAGTTGAAGCATCTAGTATTACTTCTCCATACGTGCCACTTGCTGAAAGCTTTTTAATTCCAACTTTCCATCCTGCTAATTCGCCTGTGTTAATATAATCGGCATTCATGTACACATTGCCATTTGATAGATACAGGCCTTTATTGCTGCTGTTATCGCTTAGCACATTAATAATCTCTTGCTTGGACATTTTTCCTATGTCGAGATCACTGAGCGCTTTATCTGTATAGCTGTTTGCACTTGATAGCGCTGTCGAAGCTTTGTCTTCCGCAACGCTATATATTGTATCACCATTTGTTAATACAAATGTATCAGGTCTGAGCGTAACATTTCCGTAGTTATCAATCGCAAATGTTGATGTTCCAGAACTGTTTGTAACATTAATGTTTTTCAAGCTAATTAAATCAGCTGAAATCTGGCCGGACTTAATATAGGAAGCATTTATATACAGATGTCCGTTCTGCATATAAATTCCCTCTTGCTTACCGTTATCCGTTAAAGCGTTAAAAACTCTTTCAAAATTGACAATTTTTTCAGCGTCCAGTTCCCGCCAAGCGCCATCAGTCCCAGAAAACATATATACCTGGCTTGTAGAGAAGTTCATGAATATCGAGCCGTCATGCTTTTCATATTCTTCACTTTTCCACTCAGATGCCGGATAATTCTGCAATGTTGGTGTATACGTGCCATAATAGTTCGGGATAGTCACATTACGAACTGACCCATCCACAACGTCCTTGGCAATCTGTTCAATAGTTCTACTTTTCAGTGTAAAGTTTTCAACCTCTAATGTGACAGCACCTGTGTCGGCATCTATTTTTAATGTCGTATTCCCGTTATTATCTTTTGCTGTAAAACCTCTTGTGTTAATCCATTCTGATTGGATGCCAATAGCATAAAGAATATTCAGAACAGCATCTCCATTACTGTCAAACCCGGCTTTCCATGTCTGACCCCCATCTACTGACAAAAAGAATCCATCGACACCTGTCTTATAAATTACTTTAGAATCAGCAAGTGTAGGCTTATCATGCCGGTACGTAATTACGGAACCATCTTCTTGTACTTCCTCTGTATAGAAAAAACCCAGCGTGTTCGCTGCAAGTTCATTCATCTGTTTGAGCTTTACGTCATAGGCAGATAGTTTCTTCTCTATATCTTTTTTTGACTGTTCTACGGCCGCTTGCTGACCACCAACAAACTCACTTACATCTTCTTCGGCACTCTTTGCGCTGCAACCCCATGATGTTGAACCACCGAACACAAATTCTACATTAGTTACAAATGATCTAAAAACACGATTCTTCGTGTCAATAAATTCGACTGGATCGCCGAAAGTGGCGTATCCGTTGGCAATTCCGTCACATGAGAAAGGACGCATTCGCAAACCGATTAATTGACTCCCAATGGCTTCAATGCCTGCCTGTGCATTTCCTGACAATAGCTGATTATCAATAGTGATTACATAACCGTCCTGACCCGACATATATTCGGTCTCATCTTCTACGTATTTGACGCCTGTTACAATGACATCGTCTACGTCATATTGTAGATTCTGAATTGAAAATAACGCGTGATAATCGTTATTACTTAACGTACCACCATCAATCACAGTCCCTGTCGTCCACGGATTAAGCGTGCCACCATCCAGATCATCACCGTTTGTCCAGTTCTTTACTGCTCCACCATCGTAAATAGTCGTATTGGTAAATGTCTTATCAAACGTAATAATCCTGAGTAAGTCATTTTCATCAATTCTTGCATTTCCACCGACTATCCCGGCACACATTCCGATTACTGTACGATATGTCGCATTAGATGGCGCTTTCTGAATCTGAAAGTCCGCATTTGGAAACATTGCATCTCCAAGAGTGATTCCACATTGCTGACAGCATTCTGAGAGCAGTTCCTTGACCGTACAAGGAAAAGACAGATTAGAATCATATGCCTTATCAGCGTTATGCATTTTATCTAAGAGAGAAAGACTTATTTCGCTTGCTGTTGCGGGCTTTTTCGATACAATGTAAGTACCTCTCTTTATGGTTTCTATCCTGTCGGATAACTGCACATTGAGAAAGATAACAAACCTTGCAGCGTTAAAATTATATCCGTCAAAACGCCCATCATCGTTTACTAATGATAAACTTGCCGTTTTTGCGATTGCCACACCCACCGGAAAGTCCCCGGAGTCCGCTGAATCTACAAGACTATTTCCAGACAGATAAAAGTCCTTTTTGCCTAGCTTAAGAGTTGTGCCATTTGACAATGTAACATTTGCTGTCACGTAATAATTTCTATTTGTAATAGATTCTTTCTTCAACTGAGTAGATACATTTATCAAATCGGCTCAATCCTCCTTATATTGATAGACAAATCCGTCCACTTTTCTTCCCCATCTTTCAGAGTTTGCGCAGCCATGTCGAAATTTGATGCGTAGAATGTTCTGTCTACCCATCTTCCCGGAATAGTTGGGTCTTTATGGTGGAATATGAATTGACTTTTGTTAAGTACAGTATTTAGTATGGTTGCTATTTCAGCCCATGTAAGCTCACCCCATTGCATGTCATACCCACCAATTGTTCCCATTGGTGTATTGTGCATAATCAAATCCTGACTTCTTTTAGAGTCTTCCGTAGAAGTGGTTGCGAACACCGGTTTGTAACTATCCGGTGCTCTTATAACAACGTTGTCTATTTTAAATTGTTCCTGCGGCATATTCTTCTCCTTACGCTAACTCAAATGGGTTCTTCCCATTCCGGTTTCTTCTCATTTCAGCTTCACTGATAATAATATCTAACAGTTTTCTGCCAGATGCATTAACTGTAACATTGTAGGTATTTCCATCTCCCTGCCCTTTTCCTGACTCTTCCCGGACGATCTGCCGTAATAGGCTTTCCGGTGCTTCCAGGTTATTTCCTTTCTTCTGGTCACCTAATACCGCAAGGAATTCTGACCTTGGCGGAATAACTGCGCCACTGGCCAGATATGGGATAGTTCCGATACGTGGAAATGTCGCATGAAATCCAATAGTCTTTGAACCAAACGGTGTTGGAACAGTCCAGGGTCCAAAGGAAAATGCAGATTCAATTCCACCAATTGCATTATTAATCATCCCAACTGCATTATTAACAATGCTGATTGCCTGATTAATCGGAGCTTTAATAAAATCCACAATGCCTTCAAATACAGATCTGACTGCATCTCTGGCGGCATTAAACTTATTGATGATAGCATTTTTTATCGCTTCTACTTTATTAGAAACAAATGTAGTTACATTTTCCCATACTTGGGATGTTTTATTCTTTACGCTATCCCATACGCTCGCAACTTTTGTTTTAATTGCATTAAATACTGTGCTGGCTGTGGATTTAAGAGAGCTCCAAAGGCCAGAAAGTGTCTTTTTGATTGCGTTCCAGATTGTTGAAGTCAATGCTTTAATCGCATTCCAAGCAGTACTGATGATGCTCTTTATTATACTCAACGCGCCTTTTGTTACGGTTTTAATTATCTCCCACGCACCTGACACAACATCTTTGATAAAACTCCATGCTCCATCCGCAATCTCTTTTATTCCCTGCCAAGCCAGTTCCCAGTCTCCCGTGAAAACGCCGACAAGAAAATCAATGATTCCACTCAGCGTGTCTGCTACATCACCAATTATTTTAATTAATGATTTTATGACTTTTATCGCTACGGTGCCTACAACATCAATTATCTTTGCAACAACCGGGAGCAAATTCGCGATTATCCAGTTAATTAAAGGAACTAACACCGACTCCCACAGAAGTTTCAGAGAATCAATGAGTTTTCCGAGAAATGTTTCTATCTTTAAAATTGCGTCCCCTAATGGTCCCTCTAATAGCCCTTTGATTTGTTCTGCCAGTCCTTGTAACACCGGAAGAATGTATGTGTTATATCCGGTTATCAGAGTTTCAAATATGCTTGATAATCCATCTGCTATAGAATCAAAGAACGGTTTTACATGTTCATCGTATAACCTCGATATTGCATCACTAAGGTTTTGAACAGCTGTTAAGACGCCGCTTGTTACGGTTTCTATTACTCCGAGACTACCCTCGATTGCTGACTTTAAAATGTCCTTGTTGTCGATAAAAGGCTGCGCAATCATGTTAAGGATATCTCTGCCAAGTTTTGCAGCCGTTTCTGTAAGAACCATTCCGATTTCAGCAAAGATTCCGATTAAATCCGCAGTAATCTGCTGTGCGGTTTCTCCACTAAAAACTGAGAAAACATCCGCAAAGGCGACTGCAAGATTCCCTGCGATTTGCGAAATTTCAGAGCCGATATTGAACATATCTATCAGATAGTTCTTTATTCTTTGCGTGTTCTGCTTTAAAAACTTTTCAATTCCGCCTATAATGTTTTGTGCAATTGTCAATCCAATTCTGGCAAATGAACCGGCAACTTGTCCAATTGCATATGCAAATGAATCAAGAAAATTATTTGCTGCTTTAGTAACTTCTGAATCAGTAAAGATATCCTTTAAAGATTTCCATATGGAATCGAGATCCTTTTTTATTCCGTCAAGAATTGGTTCGTAATCTCCTAATCCATCCCAGAATCCTTTTGCGATTAACTTAGCCAACTGTTTAAATCTGTCGATTATCTTTTTTAGCGGTTTTGACATTTTATCAAGAACTGTCTCACCCTCTGCCAATTTTCCATAATCAACATTTTGTACAGCATCTTTCATCTGATCTGCAAGTCCGCCGGTTGCGCCCGGTACTTTTGACGATGAATCTGTGCTTTTATCCGTTGAGTAATTATTTATTTCGTCAAGAGGACTAAGATATCCTTTTGCCGCCTTAGTAGCTTTCTTAGTTGCATCTGCTGTATCATTTGTCACATCTGCCAGCTTTTCGGCATTGTTGGCAGCATCTCCATATTGGTCTGCCGTATCAGCTATTGCATCTGTTCCGACAAGACCTGCACCACTTGCGCCTGTCTGGCCAGATGATTTCTTTCCGGTGATTAATTCCGTAAATGACTTGAAGGCATTTGCCAGAGTTGCTAACTTACCGAGCAAGATATTAATAACTCTCAAAACGGGAGTGAAGAGATTGATTAATCCCTGTCCGACTGTTGCCTTGAGAGATTGCAACTGTAACTGCATCACTCTGACCTGGTTCGCCCATGAGTCAGATGTTCGAATGAAATCACCAGATGCGGCAGACAACTGTTTCTGTACAAAAGCCAAGCGGAGAGCCACTTTCTCCTGTTCGGTCATTTCAGACGTGGTTTTGCCATAGCCGTTTGCAAGTGCGTACTGGTCAAGTGCGCTTTGTGTCATAACGACCCTTTATACCCTCGGTTTCCCGATATTTATTAGGGGAGTAGACTATCTCTTCATCCAAATAGGATGCATGGCACTTCGGAATAGGGAATTTCACCCTAAACCTACTTCCTTACGGAATAGTCGTTACACTTTCATCAAAAAAGAGCCTCTTATTGAGACTCTTCGATGCTTAGCACGGTATTGCCATGATTATTTAAATTTCCATTTGAATCCATATGCAGTACGATGTCTGTGAACATTATTGCATACTTTAGATATTAAGCCTTGGTCATATCCTGTTTCTCTACAAAGGAAGTTCATCCCCTCCCATTCTCTAATTACATTTCCATCTAAATCACATTGTAGAACCGCTCTTTGTTGAGTTTTTCTTAATCGTTCTACTCTCGTTCCATAAGCATTGTTTTCTTGAACAGTACACCATTCAAGATTTTCAACGCAATTATTCTGCTTGTTTTCGTCAATGTGATTAATAGAATTGCAACCGTCCGGCTTTTCAAGAAAAGCATTTGCAACCAATTTATGAATTGTAATTGTTTTCTTTTTGCCGTCTTTATGCAAAGAGACTATTGGATAACCGTAAGTATCAAGCGCAGGAGAATAAATTTTCTCTGGTACTTTTCTTGTATACCATTTTGCCTTGCATCTACGCTCAAGACTTTTTATTCTTCCCAGATTGCTTACTTGATACAGACCTTCGTAGCCGTTAATATCTTTCCAAATTTCTTCACTCATGGAAATCACCTCCTATAAATATTATATCATATAGGTGTCATAACCACAAGTTTTTTAAATAATTTTAGGCTTTTACCGTTAGCATTGCTCATAAAGCAACACACCGAAGATTTCTTCGTTCACCATGTTATTCAATACACATTGCTGTGTAAGGGAGCTAATTGTTAACCCAAGTCTTTAAGTGTTTCCGTTTCTCCTGTAAAAACTGACTTCAGTTTTATATAAGCCAAGTCTTGCGAAATGTTGTAAAATGATGCCACATCACCAGTCAGCTGCGTCAGAGCTGTTGACATGTCGTAAGCCTGTGCTTCGGAGAAACCGAACGACTTAGACATTGCTCCGAACGTTCCGACATACTGTTTCGCCATTGTTTCAGATAATCCGGCCGAGGTCATGGCATTCTTTGCAAATTCATTGACCTTATCCGACATTGTGGTAAATGTAACATCAACCACGTTCTGGACTTCTGTCAGATTAGAACCAAGTTCTACGCACTCTTTCCCAAACTGGGCCAGTTTCCCAATTGCGAATGCTCCGCCAATCAGTATGCCTATTTTTTTTACTACGCTGCCAAGTCCGTTAAAAGACTGCCTGATTGCTGATACGCCGTTTTGCACACCTGATGTGTCCATCCTAGTATCAATAATGACTGAGCCATCAGCAGCCATGTGTCCACCTCCTAACTATTTGAGGTTCAACATCTCATTCAGCTTATCTTTATAAGCTTGCTCCTCGTCGCTGAGACGTGTTTTTATGTCAATTATGTTTTTATTCTCTTGATAGAATTTCTTTTCCCATTTATCGAGTTTTTCACCCTTTGCTTTTTTTGACCGGATTCCAACTACGGTGTTGAACAGGCACTCGCCAGATTCCATAAAGTATCCAAAAAACGTCCACCAGTGCATATAAGGTACTGATCTGATTTCTTTACCAGCAACCTTGTTCACAGCCGGAACGATCATATCTCCATCCTGTTCCCAGTCCATCAAACGGGGTTTGGGCTTGTTCGGGCTATCATCGAATTGACCACAATCAATAAACTCGCAAGCTTTCTGACAAGCTTCTGTAAGATGTTCCAGGGGTATGCTTTGCCAGTCCTCAAACAAAATCTGTAACATAACAACAGCTTTCGCCTGTTCGTCCAATTCTGGGTCATTCATGGCAACCAGAATATCAATAATTACTCGAAAATCCGTCCTGATAGAAAAATCCACCCCACTGATATTTAGTGAGGTGGGTAACTCATAGGCGGTCATTTTGTATACTTCTCCGTGTACTTATTGACCACTTCCTGCATTTTTTTCTTTCTCTTTTCAATTTCCGGAGTAAGTGCTTCATTGATTTTGTCCAGAACGATATAGGCAAACACCTGACCATTTCCAAAAACAGTTGTTGCGGTAATTGGTTCTTTGAATAAATCCTTAGATGCTTCGTATCCGAGCATATAATTGATTTTGTCCTCGATCTGCTTATTAATCTCCGCCATCTCTTTACCGGAAGAGACATTTTTAACAGATTCCTGAGCCTGTTCAAAGAAAGTTTCCAATTCTTCCGCTCTTGCTGCAATGTTGATGTCGGTAGGATTCAGTTTGAATGAAGAGAACACTTCACCCTGCTTGTTCGTGAATGTGAAAAGAAGAAATCCATCATCAATGTTTGTATTAATTGTTTTTGCCATTTTCTATGCCCTCCTAAAAAAAATTATTCGCTGTCAGCCGTGAATGTACCGGAACTGATGTCAAATTTTCCTTTTACACGTTCGCCAACATAGTTCACGGTAAACGGAATCTGATAGCCGGATGTATCACCACCGTAGCTTGTCGGCACAACGTAGCAATCCTGCTGATATGCTTCATACTTGCCTGCTGTAGCTTCCGTCCAGAGATGGACCTCAACTGCTTTTGTTTTGAGATTATCGTCTTTGTATCTGTTGTCTACGATCTTCTGCAATGCTGTGAACAGATCAGAAGCAGTGTCTGCATAGAATGGATCAGCGTCAGAAGAAACTTCGTAGCCGTTATGTTTAAATGTGGATTCTCCAAGAATGTTTTTAGATGTTTCAGTGTCTGGATTGAGTTCTACATTGTACTCTTCCAGGTCTTTTCCAAGACGCTCATATTTCGGCGTCAGTCCTCCGCAGAGGGAGCCTGCGTCGATATAATGAGCCATATATTTACGGTCAATTTTTCCTGTAACTGGCATAGAAATGTCCTTTCTGCCTATAACTTTAAAAGGCTGTGTAGGTTAGCGACTATCTCCAATTGATAGCCGGTTGTTACTTGTTATATTACTTCATAAGCGTTTTCATAGCGCACTGATAATGGCAATAGCCAATCCTGTACTCCACTCTCCTGCGGTTCTAAACCATAGGAGTTGTCACGGGTGATACGTTTTATCACTCGTCCCTGCGAAAGTTCAGGAAACGCATTTAAGCGTGTCTCAGAGCCATTTATGACAACTGGTTCTCGACATATCCATTTACCGAGATTGTCAAGGAACTTCTGAACAGATAACTTCTGTCGTTCCTTGTCGGATGCTGTTCGGTATACCACGTAAAATGGATACTGGCATACCTGATGCATCGTTCCGCAGACATCTTCTTTTTCTAAATAGATCAGCGCCCCGTTGTCTGCCGAGAACGCAATTCCTGATTCCTTACCGAGTTCTTCAAACTTGATTGTTTCATTTTCGTATAGTCCCGGATACTGGTTTAGAAGTGCTTTCATGGCATCTGTCAGAATCTCATATCCAGTTGCATCTTTTCCGATAGGTTTATCTGCCATGTCTGCCACCTCCTGCCTGTGCTTTTACTTTACGAATCCATGTGTCGCCGTATTGTCGTTTAGCGGCATCGAACCACTTTGCTTGTGCCTGTGGGTGAATTTGTTTGGTGTATTCAAGATTTTCCTTTGCGGCTGTCTGACCAGAAAACTGACTAACAAGAACTTTCTTTGCTCCACGTCTTGCGTAGGGACTTCCAGTTGCTTCATCAACCATTCCTTTCCCCTCGTACAGAAAACGCCCATAAGGAGCCGCCGCCGCGCATACTTTCCCAGTTCCTTGCAAAGATGTACTCTCAACTCTTGTCCGATTGATAAAATTTCCGGTAATCATTGGCATAAATGGAACCATGCTGTCCATAACCATTCCGTCAAGGAGATACTGGGCTTCTTGATACTGTCTGGAAAACCTGTCCATATTCAGCTTGATTTTCATATCTCCATCGACTATGGAGAATCCTTTGAAATGATGAATCTTACTCATATTACTTACCCAGAATCTCAAAATGTGGAATCAGCGTATACGGACCGCCTACACTGGTAATCTTAAACACGTTGTCCTTGTTCTCATTCATGTACTGGTAGAATCCATTCCGATAATCACCATCAGATACCGTTCCACCAGTCCACTCACCCTCCCAGAAGAATGACTCGTCCGAGAATGTGATAGTGTCTTCCAGAGCGTTGTTAATCTGCTGTTTCCACTCTTTAGGCGGCACCCATGGAAGAATCTTGCCGCCCTTATCAGTAATGGTTATATCGCCGTTCTGGACAGTATAACGGATGTGTAACTGTGCGTTGTCAGTTGCGTCTGGCCCGTACTTTTTAAGGATTGCTCCTTTGTCCGTAATCAGGTCAACGCCGGATAGCACGTGAGGATACCAGTACGCATCTCCTGTCGTGGCTGATTCGTAATAGTCAAAAATCGTCACCGTTTTTTCGTACATGATACCCTCTCCTAATTATTCTTTCTGCACTGTCTGCTTAATAACCTGATTCACACCGGTAGCCGACAATCCGTTAAACATACCGACCGCAACTGCTGTGATATAATCCGTTGCCGGGAAATCTGGGATAACTCCCATTCCGACTGCTCCGAGAATGCCACCAATAACCGCCATGATTACTGGAATCCATTCATCAGAGATTCTTTTTGATGCTTTGCATCCCATTCCTACGATATAGCAAATCATAACGATTGCTATACATGAGCCTAATGTTGAAATGTCCATTATTATCACCTCACATCAATTTAAGTTCATTAAATACTTTAAAAATTTTTGGTGACTGAATAGCAAACCAGTCAACCATTTCTTCGTTCACAGCCCAACTGTCAGCACTGTTTGAATTGGAATCAAGTCCAGATTCGAGCAGAAATGCATGAATGATTTCGTGTCTAACAACCTGCTTCTGATAGCTTTCAAGGTCTGCCTTTGTTCCAATCTGTCCCTGCGATGCCTCCATATCATCAACCACAATTTCTCGTATTGATAAATCTGTATAGCCATCGACATTCGTCAGATTCGGATATTCTTTCTCACTCCCGAACTTCACGTTCCATTCAGAACCTAAGATATTAACCTTAAAATCCTGCATAAAGTATTGGTATCCCTTCATCCGTCCTTACTCCCATTAGAAGCGGCAAAGCTGTCTTTAAGAGCAAGTCATTCGTTTTCTGTACATCTCCGGCGGCGGCATATACTGCACTCCATTCCTTTGCACTCGCCCCAATCTGCTGAGGTGTTGCGTAAGAGATGGATTCACTGCCAGATGATACAGATGTTACAATGCCTGTCGTGCTACCACCGGACCCGATTGTGGCTGACGTACCACTCACAGCGGCATTGGTAGCATTCTTTTCGGCAAGTTCAATTTGATACATTAATTCAGCCAATGAACAGACCGCCTTTTTGATGCGCTTCTGTGAGCGTTCGTTCGTCGGCAGTCCGTCCACCAACCTATCAAACGTCATTGTGTCCACAAAATCACTGGCTCTTTCTGCCAGTCGTGGAAAGTCGGTTTCTGGCACGACATTGCCGAATGATTCTGTATAGAATTTATAATCTGCATAAGCCATGCCAGTTACCTCCTACATTTATGATTTTGCTGTTACAGTCGCACTTCCGGCATTCAGTGCTTTGTATGTTCCGTCACACTCAACTACTGTGATCTTCTGTCCAGTTGCCGCCTTAATGTCAGCTTTTCCGTCCCAAGAAGTCCAGTTTCTGAGGTTCTGGCCATATCCGACAGTTACTGCATCTGCTGCAACTTTGTATTTATATACGTTGTTGGCATTTTCCTTAGTCGGATTTACGGTAATTTTTGTATCACCGCTTGCTGTTCCAGCCACGGAATTTACTGTCAGAGTGCCAAGCGTTGGTGTCTCATCAATGGTGATTACTGCGATTGCGTCAATGTACTCCGCAAAAAGAGTAAGTCCCATAACTGCGAACGCTTCGGACACTGCTGTGTGATAGTTGCCCTGAGTATGGAATCCGATCAGGTTTGTCTCGCCAGATACGGTGTATACAAGTCCTGCTCTTGCGAAGTCAGATTCGTTCGGGTCTACATAATATAGAACAATGTTCTCAACAGGAGTAGCAATAACCTGTCCACGTGGGATCTCACTGTCAGATAACAGGAAGATTGTATTGAACCCCATAAAATCTTTCATGTACTGGAAGCCGAACTGGTTCTGAATAGAAATCTCAGCTGCTCCGAGGTATTCATATACGTCCAGAATGTTCACAAATCCAACAACGCCAGTCACATTTCTGTGCATCTGTTTGAATTTGTTCTCTACACGGCCTTTAGCCATTGCCAGAGCCATCTGGAATGTTGTTTCTGTGGAAGTAAGTGTACCGGTTTTCAGATAGTCATAAAATCTGCTGGTAACGTCAGTCTGAAGCTGGAAAAGGAATTCATCATCAGTCATCTGAACAGCGTTCTCATAACCGTGATCCTTGATTGCTTCGATAGATACAGCCTTTGCGTACTTTTCAATGGTCATTTCCGCATAGTCCTTTTCTTTTACAACGAATTTGCTGTAAGGGATTTCCTCACCCTCACCAACTTTTCCGCTCTGTAAAATACCCTCTGCGTATTTGGACTTGAGTACAGCACCCGGCTGCTTTTTGATAGGTCTCATGATACCCAGAATATCACGTAAGTGCTGCCAGTTTCTTTCGAATCTGGTAACAAAGTCAATCTCACGTGCTGTGACATGGATATCATTAGTCATAATAAGATTTGTTTTTGCTGGCATAAAAAAATCCTTTCTACCCATAGTTGTTAAGGTATTGGGTTAGCGGCTATACTCTGGTGTATAGTCGGTGTAAAAATCACTGGAATAACTGGATATTCTGAGCGATTGCAGCCTGTCTCTCGGACGGGTCTTTGATTGCTTCGATATCCTTCTTTGTCATGCTTCCCGGTGTCTGCTGCTGTCCAACGTGAGTGGTAAATCTTGCCTGGTTCTGCTGAGCCTGCTGCTGAGATTCATCTACGAAAGCGGATGCGTCAGACTGTTTCATCTGCTCAATCAGGTCGTTCAGTCCGAGAATTTTGCCATCTTTCAGCTTCAATCCGGCTTCCTTGATGTCTGCCATAACAGACTTCTTAGCCGCTTCACTGGAAAACTTAACGTCATCGAGTGCCGCTTTCAGAGCATCCGAGAAATCACGGTCGTAGATTTTTGCATTGAATTCTTTCTCTGCATCTGCCGCTTTCTGTTTCCAAGTCTCTAACTCGCTTTTAATATTTGCCGGGTCGATACCGTCAAAACCTTTTAGAGTTTCTTCTGCTGTCTCAGCACGTTCTTTCCAGTCGTCACGCTCTCCCTCAACTTTTGACAGGGTTTTTGCTACTTCTTTGGCATTTTTGTAATGCTCAGAGAGTGCTTTTTTAACATCTGCCTGTTTGTCCTCCGGGATTTCAATTCCAAATGATTTTAATGTGTCAATAAGTTTCTGCATAATATCCTCCTGGTCGTGTTTATTGACCTGCCGCCGCAGGTATTGGATTAAGCCAGTTAGACCACTGGCAAGGTAATCGGAAAGGCAGGAATCGAACCTGCGACCTCACATTTACAGTGCGATCTACCACTGAGCTACATTCCATGCCGCCTATAACGGCCAACCCTCTAAAAAGAAACTGGGGTGAATTTCACTTCTTTCGCTATAGCGTAAATCCACCTGAGACATAGACCACCTGTATACAAACAGCTTAACTCTAAGCGGATTAAAGCGGAGTGCCCGGAATCGAACCGGAGACCAGAGTGCGACTCTGTCAGTTTTCCACTAGCGTACATTCCACATAACCCGGATTCCCGGGTTAGCAAGGTGTTTAACGTGTCATGCCTGCCACGAGTTGTTTCGGATATTTATTTCTTTTTTAAAAGAAAAGTATGAATAACAAAAACCTTAATCAAGGAGGTGAGCCATCTTGCGTGCCAGATGGCAAATACGCACGACAGGATTCGAACCTGTTCAACTTTCCGTTAAAGCGTGCGTACCAGCTACTAAATTAAAGAAAGGAGGATTAAAACGAAAATGTCAAAAACAACCGTTTTACTTGTGCTTCCTGCTGCACAATTACATTATAACAGATTTCTTTTAACTACCTCTCTACCACTTTTGTGTTTTTAGAGCATATCACGGAGTTTTTCTACGTATCTCTTGACAAGATCACGTTCTTCCCGGCACTCTGCATCCTTGGACATATCACTCATTTCTGTTGTAAGTTCGTTCAGATGTTCTTCCAATGCGGCGAGCATCTTTCTTTTGCAGTCTTCAGACTTGCCGGAACGATAGCTCTGTTTCTGTGTCATATAGTCGTCATAAGCATCTCGTCCGTCAGAGCGGCTGTAATGTCCTCTAACATAATGCTCACCACGTCTGGCATAAGAACTGCCTCGGTCATAATCCGGCATCATTCTGCCGTCATTTGCGCTGTATCTCCCCATGCTGTCGCGCTTTCTTCCGCGTTCGCTGTAATCGTCATTGTATCCGCCACGCATCTCATCAAGGACAGTGTTATAGTACTCCACTTTCTTGTCCCAGTACTGCGTGTTCTTTATGTCTTTGTACATATCAATCAGTTTGTATGTCATTTCCAGATTTCCGGTAGTCAGTCCATTATCAGCGATTTTGGAAAGTTCATCTTCGATTCTTGCACATAAATCCTTAATATCTCTCATAATCGCACCTCCTATGCTTCTCTAGTCACGACAATATTTGCGTTCGCAACAGAAATAGCCTGATCGCTTGTGTTTTCTACCGCGATATTAACGCAGCATCCGCGAGGCACATCAATATAGATGCCAGAGGACACATTATTGTACTGATTTACTGCTGCCGGTGTGGAAATCATCTGGGAAGAAAGAACCGGCTCACCAGAGATTGCAATTGCCAGAGAAATAGCTCCGACAGTTCCACCTGTTGGAATTGCGATATTACCAGAAAAATCCACAAAGAATCTAGCCTTGCACTGGTTAGTCAATCCTCTCAGCGTAATGATTCCACTTCCCTCCCTGTGTTGAATGCAGTTAGAACCTTTAACTGCTGTGTTTGAAAATACTACGTTTCCATTTGCTGCTACAGTCTGAGCAGCAACATTTGTAAATTCTGCCATAAAAATACTCCTTTCATATCACAAAAGGACAGGTCTCAGCCTGCCCTCTGTGTAATACGGCATAAGCCGACATCCGAATCAATCGAAAGATACTCTCGATATGAAGTTATCAGCAATTACATCCAGTGTTGCATCCGCATCCGTAAAATGTGTTCGGATTAGGAACCTGATATGCCGGAATCGGTGCCGGATTAATCGCATTAATGAGCTGCTGTGTCTGTGAAGCCATTGCAGTTGTGAGAAGTGCGCTCTGGCGGTCCTGAGAAGCAGCACGTCTGAGGTCGTTATTTTCAGCCTGCAGGTTGGAAATCTTTTCATTGCAAAGATAATCAAGAATAGCTCTTGTTCCAGCGTTCTGACTGTCAATAATGTCTCTTGTGTTGCTGTTCATGGTGTTCTGCAATGCGCAGGTGTTCTGTGCCATATTGTAGTTCACACCCTGAATTGCTTTATGATAGCTTCGTATTTGCCCTTTAAATCGTCATATTCCTGTCTGGTGACATATTTACTATCCATGTTCTGAACAGGCTGTTTAGGTGGCATCTGAGTGCCTACCTCGTGATACTCAAACGTCCGTAATGGCTGTGGCATTCCGGAAACGTCTGTGGATTTTATATAAAATTTCTCTGATTCTGAATCCATCAGTAAAACACTTGTTCCGGGTGCTACTAGATAGGACTTCGCACCGACTTCGCCAGATACCCACAGAATACCATTGTTATTCTGCTGGGGTTGCTGTACCGGCTGAGCTGGCATCTGGACAGGCTGTTGCTGGAACTGATTCATTTGCCCCGGAACGCCAAAACTATATTGATAAGGATTGTTATATAACGCCATCTTATGCACCACCTTTCTGATTATATTTTTGCATAAATGTATCGATTCAAAAAGTTCAAAAAAGTATCGAAAAAGTATTGACGAACCACCAAATTGGTGGTATTATATAATCATCAAAGGAACGGAGGAAACAGAAATGAAAAAATACAACTTATCAAAAATCATGAAAAGAGCATGGGAACTGGTTAAGAAATCTGCAATGACAATTTCCTCCGGTCTTAAGAAAGCATGGGAGGAAGCGAAGACAATGGAACAAAAATTAGTTGAACTCGTCGGAAGTCCAAAACAGATTGCATGGGCTGAAGATATAAGAAAAAACATGATTTCATATTTATCTGCTCTCGTTAGAAAATACGAAGCCGAAGACAGACCTGCTCGCGCAGAAAAAAGAGCTAAAGATATGGAGATTCTTAGCAACATCAAAGAAGCTTCATGGTTTATCGAAAATCGCAGTTATGCCGTATATTCTACAAATTATGATTCAAACGATTTGAGCGAATTAATGGCGAACCGAAATGAAATGAATTTATATGAGCGTATACATAAATATGTCAAAGAACATTGATAGAAGGGGGGCGAAATGTATGTATAAATATAATCAATCTGAATTTGAATCCATGATGGATGAATTAATGCATGATTTCAAGAAAGGCTGCGGAAAATCTGAAGCCGAACTTGATGTAGCTTACAAAATCTTAAATCCCTCTCCTGTCGGTGGGTTTGTCGACAGCCTCGTTAAAATGGATAAAGATTATAGCACGAATCTATGGGAGATCAAGCGAAAACAGATCAAAAGTTTTATACCTGAATGCGACGGATACCAGTTAGACGACATCGTGGCCTATTGCCGTGCGAAATTCTTTAAAGAAGAAGTCGATCGTATCATATATGATAATTCTATCGCTGAAGAATGCGATGTTTGTGTATATGCGGACGGTACTATATTAAGTCCGGAATGGCCATATTTATGTGCAAAAGTATATGTGAGTATTAAATGGATTGACGAAAACAAAACCACTTACACCCGTATTTTCCCATCCGCGGTAGGATTCATGTCTTACAAAACAAAAGGATCTATGGAAGATGATCTGAAGCAAAAAGAAAATATGTCCACCATGGAAATGCGTGAACACTTAAAGATATCCCGAGCAGAATTCTCAAGGAGGTACAACATACCGGTTAGAACACTCGAAAACTGGGAAGCTGGAAAAAGCAAATGTCCGGATTATGTGAGGCAGCTGTTAGAGCGAGCTGTCTTGGAAGATTGCGAGAAATAAGAAAAGGAGAGGGTAGAAATGTCCTCTCCATATTTTAAACACACTTTAATTATTTTATTATTCACCCGGCGGCTTAATCGTTTCGCTGTAGATATACTCACATTCATCTGTTCAGCACGGTATTCAAGCGTGTGTTCCTTGCATCTCAGTCGGAACAGCCTTTCCTCATCCGGTGTAAAATTACACTCTACCAAGAACCTGTCTATATCTTTCTTCGTGAACACATATAATTTCATGAGCATACCCCTTACTAATGCAATTAACGTTGATTCTGTGCAAGATACTCCGTAAGCTTCTGTTTTGTTTTTTTTAATTCCTCGACGTTATTCCCACTGATCTGACTGTCCAACATGGTCGACAGCACTTCCAGAATTAATGAATCTCGCTCTGCAATCCTCTGAAGACTCTCGTAATCTCGTTTGTCATGTTCTTCCAGTGTCTCTACTCGCTTATTGAGTCGGAATGCCGGTGTAATCCACTTAAAGATTACAGCTGCCGCCCCTCCTATGATAGAAATGCCACCACAAATTGATAGAATTGTTTGTATTGCTTCAATAATATGCATATTGATATACCTCTTTAATATTTCATTGATTTGTGATATAATATTTGTGTACGGATAGGGTAGCTCCCGAAAGTCTCATGTCCTAGAGATTTCCGTACATTTATCAATAGGACACGCACACTGAAAGGACAGGTGTTATTTTTATGCAAGAAATTTGGAAAGATGTTGTCGGTTATGAAGGATTATACAAAATAAGCAATCTTGGCAATATTATTAGTGCAAGGAGAAATTACAATAAAGGATGCAAGTATTTGACTCCTTTTGAAAACGATGGTTACGATAGAGTAACACTTGTTGCTAATTACAAACGTAAGAACTATCTCGTTCACCGCCTTGTTGCAGAGGCATTTATTCCGAACGTGGAACAAAAAGAAGTAGTGAATCATATTGACGGGAACAAGAAAAACAATACTGTTGATAATCTTGAATGGGTCACGAAACAAGAAAACACTTTTCATGCAATAAATACAGGATTGCGCTCCGCTTCTGTCCCTCCTCATGGAAATTATAAGAGAGGAAACAGTCCAAGAGCAAAAGTTGTTTATCAATATGACTTAAACAATCATTTTATCGCTGAGTGGAGTTGCGCAGAAGATGCCGCAGACCACGTAAACGGTCGAAAAGATAGCATCAGTCGTTGCTGTCGTGGTGAACGTCGAACTCACAAAGGTTTTGTGTGGAAATACAATAAAACATAATAGTGGATATTTATCCATTTTTTTCCCAATAATAAATCGGTATTTCGTTTCCGCTATTCCATGTATCGAAATATTTGCCGTCTTGTACTGCCACCACATGACCATCTATGCAGAGAATATACGTGCCGGTCGGATGGTCTGTACAAAAGTCATTGACTGTATAGATATATCGTTCTGACTGTTCAATCAGTTTGCGTCTGTACCCATGCTTATAGAGGTACGCACCCCAGACATAATTTGCACTTGGCATATCTGACAGAGCACACGCCTGTATCATTAATCCGGCGAATACCGTTTCCCAGTCAAAACCAGTTGCCTTGCATATTGCCCGGACAACGCAATCTCCTGTTCTCTTATCCTTAACAGGATTCGGATTAAAATACTCCCATCTGTCCATCAGTCAATCCCCTTTGCTGTTTTATATCTCTTCGCCGCTCCTCTGGCCTTTGCGGCGTTCTGACGATTCCACTTAGCTATCATGAGCCGGTCTTGTAGTTCTCTTAGGTCGTTCTGCTTACAGTAATCTTTATATGCGGCATTTTGTTTCTGCAAAAGATAAGACTTCCGGTCAAGGTCTTGCTGGAGTGCAAATCTTGTCTGTTCGTCCTTGCAGTTGTCAACCGCCGCTTGCAACCCAAGGACTTCACGCTTCGTTTTGCGGATTCTTCGCTCGTAAGTACGTTGCCGTTGTTCTTTTTCGTACTGCTTACCTTTGTCAACTTTATCCTGTGCTGATAATTCCGCATAAGGATTAAATTCTCCGTCACTTGCCCCAAAACTATGCCGACAGTTGACCCCTGACAGTCCACTTGCCGTTCCATACCCGGTCAATGAGAACGGCGGAAATTTCTTACTCTTGCCAGAACGAGAGTATATCTTTCCTTGCCACCATGAGTGATTTCCCGGATTCTCGCCGCCGTCACCTGTTCTGGCTCCTATGTGAGCACTGACCAGAACTAAATCCCAGTCCATTTCTTCCATGCGCTTGAGAGATATGTCACCAGTAGCTTGTGCCACGCCAGTTCTGACAGAACGTGCAACTGCGGTTTCAATCGTGTCTTTTCTGCCAGATGGATATGTGACGGTAACACCATCGCTCACAACATTATTAACTGCCTCTTTGATGGCTTGCGTATACCCAACCGCCCCAGTCATCACGTGATTATATGCAAGGTCGCACTGCTCGATATAGAGCCTCTGAGCGGCACTTGTAGTTGTTCGTGTAAAGTTCTTCCAATCCCCTAAGCAGTGGTTCATATTCCGTTCCATGAGCCTTATCATAGCTGGAGACTGCTCAAGCGGTACAGGGCTTAATCCTGCCGCCTTGTATATCTTATCATCGTAGTTCATTGCAGTGATTCCGGCATCTTCAAATGTTTCAAGAAGCTCCTGTTGTTCACGTTTGGTATATTTGGATAGTTCCGCTAGAATGTCCTCTAACAGTTCACCGGATTCCTGTAACGTCCTAATTCTCCACGCATCAGCATTGGTCAGAATATAATCCTCACCTCTGCCGATTCTTGCCATCATCCGAGACACGATCTCAGAGATGATATACTGATGCAGTTCTTCTGCAATTTGTTCACTGCCCTCTGTTATCCGGCGCAAATATTCAGGACTAAGCATAGTATATCACCTCTTTCATCAAAAGTCGTGGTACATGTTTGGAAAATATGCTACAATCAACCTATTAAGGAGGTGTCGCAAAATGTTTTTAAAACTGAAAATTTATTGCACTTGTAATTGCAACTATTACGTAAATGAACAAATTAACACGGAAAAGGTAATTTGTCCAAACTGTGGCAAAGAGCATCCGTCTTCATCGCAAATCATATCTATGCTTCATATGGCTAAGTGCATTAATGATGGCAATGTCCCTGGTGCGAATACAGTGAGGACATTTGCTGTATCCAAGCGAGAAGATTCTGACTGTTAATAATGTTATTACAAAGTGGAGAGGGGTTTTTATCCTCCCCACTTTTTTTACTTAATTCGCTAAAGCCCCCCATTTAGTTAATTACACATTAACTCGGGTACATCAGCTAACGCTCTCATATATAAAGTTTTCGCCCCTAATTCTGTTGGATGCACCTTATCATCATTCAGCATTCCATCATACCAACTTGCTCCGCTACTTTCGGCATTAACGCCCTTTGCGAAATCAATATATCTATAACCACTATTTCTAGCAATTTCATTTTTATATATGTGGTTTCGAATTGGCGTATTTGGAATTGTTGCAAGAATAAGTTCTATATTATTTTCTTCACATAATGTTTTAACTTTTTCGTAGTAGTCTGCCCATTGTTCGTTTACCGCATCTCCATCATTATCATTCATTCCCATGCACCAAATTATAGTTTTCGGATTACTATATTTTAGATTTTCGATAAGTGAAGTGTATGCTCCTGAAGATTTTCTGCCAGGAAAACCATCTAATAGGTTATTAGTGTACCCTGCTTTTAGCAGGTGTTTAGTCCATCTTGAGCTATCAATACAACTAAAATAACTGTCTCCGTATAACTGAATATCTTTGAAAAATCCATCGCAACTCCATGATAGTATGCAATCATTAAACGCCCCATTTACTGATTCTACAAAAATATTTCCTTCATTTCCAAACCAATTCCAATCAGTATATTCGTATGATACACCTTGACTTTGAATAGTTATTTTTGGATTTCCATTTGCGTCAACGTCAATCTTAATTTGTAAATCTTTTGTTATTGTTAATCCATGTTGTTTCGTTCTTAATAGCTTTGTCCCATAGTAGGTTCTTAATTCAGTATCAGTAACAACGATACTGTTTAAATTTTCTCCGTGTCCTATTTTAATTTCTCCCATTGCATCGAGATTACAAGCGAAAGATAAATGTTTCAATGTTAATATGTTAGGCACAAAAGTAGATAAGGTATTTCCAGTTGTCAAATTTCCACTAATTGAAATATTTTTAGATTTATTCGCATAGATTTTATCTTGTTTTTTTAGAAATTGCATCGACTTTTTTATTTAGATTATTAAACCCTTTAGGCGTAATTGTGCTAACAGTTACAGTTCTCTTTACATAAAACTGTATATTATTTACAAACCGCATAAGGCAAGTTATGTATAGATTATCTACGCCTGACGGAACGGTATAAAGTTCAGTATCACTTGAAATAGATGCAGAAGATACTCGATCTGTGCCATTGTAAGCATCAATGAATCTCATTACTTGATGCGCGGAATCAATTATTGCAGTGATAATGTCACCTTCTTGCAAATTATCTAAATGGACATAGAAATAATCTGTGTTTGTATTTGGTTTGCCATTCCAATAATAATAATTGATAGTTTTAATAACATTTTGCTCAATGTTATGTGTTTCTGTTTTCGTTTCTGCATCTGTGATAGCACTTAAATCTTCCTTTAGCGAACCAGTTTCCTCTTTCAGTGAAGCAACGTCTGTCTTGTTCTGCTCGATCTGCTGTGCCTGTTCTGTCGTGGCTCCGGGCTTGACCGGATTCTTTTCGAGGTACTCATTTACTGCGTTCTTGATTTCTTCTGGCGAGATCTCCCCGCCCATTCCTTTTAAACATAATTCGTATAAATATCTCTCTTTTCTCGTGATTGGTTTCGGGAGTCCACCTTTATAATCACCTGTCAAGTACGCAAGATATTTTTCTTCCCTTGTTATTGGTTTATCTGCCATCTTTTTACTCCTCTCCGAATAGTTTTGGCTCATCTGGCTGAGCTTCTTTGACCATTGCTTTTGCTTCTTCCTCAGTCATTCCCTCAAATTTTACGAAATACAACCACGCCGGAACCTTACCAGTAGTCACATACTGCCACCATCTTGCACGGTCGTTTTCACGCACATACAGGATATCTCCAAAATCATAATTGACTTCATAAACTCCGACTGGTGCAAGTCCGTACAGGTCAGCGTAAACATTCATGGCGTAAATAACTTCATTCAGGCAGGATTCCAGTTTGTCTCGAACGTCTTTGATAAACTGGACTGTCCTCTGCTGTTCTGCTTCTACTCCTGTAGCTGTCTGAATGCCGCTAGATTCATTGAAAACAAAATACCCATTGGAGAATCCAATCTTATACCCCAGCTGGCTTAAAAGGGCATTTATACCGCTTATACGGGTATCTGTGTTGAGCTGCGGATTGATTTCTTGATAGAACTCTTTTTTATCCTGTCCGAATACATTCTTGACAAAGTGCGGTAAGCTCATCTCATTGCGTCTGTTCTCCATGCCCTGTGGTGACATGGCTGCTACAGGTGTGCCACTTGGCATCAGCAGTCTATCATCTGTCAGAACAATCTTCTGAGAATTAAATATTTCTCCGGCATTACGGCTGTATGCAATGTCGAGGTCTTTTAACTCCTCGATAGCTTCGGCAAAAATCGGCAATCCCAATGGTGCATTAATATCCACGTTATTCGCTTGCGGCGTCCGCAGTACTCCGTACAGAGGCCCGTCCAGCTTCTCTCCATTTGCCTTGAGAATCGGCGGCGTATCTGCCATAAGGTCAGCCCATTTGGTCTGTTTAAGGTCAATCTTATCGCCGATTGACTGAGGGGATTTTGACACATAGGCTCTATTAGAAACGTAGTACGGATAGGTCGTCACGCCGTCCACAGTAGTCTCAACAAATCTATGATATTCAAGCCGTGTGTAGTATTTCCGTCCAACAGTATAAGAATCCTTAAATATAATCCCTTTAATTTCCTGATTATCGCAATCTACAATCATCACGTCTGCCGGAGTAAATATGTCAAGGCTCTCACCGTTTGGCTTGATAAATACTGTTCCATAAGCACAGCCATATTCTACCCAGTGCCGGATCTGGAAATATACCTTGTCAATCTGCTCCTGTAGCCATGTGGCCCTTGCGGAGCCATCTATCTGAATGCCGATCGCCAATGTTGCGAGCCGTGCTGTTTCTGAGCAGACAGATTTAGCGAAATTAATCGTCTTGATATTATTCTTATCATCTAACCATTCCGGTACGCCCCTATAGATGTTCGCACACCGGTTAATCAGTGATTCCATCTCTGGAAATTCTGCTGCCTGGATATTAAAATCCTCTTCGGCTTGTTTTTTGAATATCATGTTAAACCACCTTTTTAGTGTTGTTATAAGTCTCATTATGCACTGTTACCTCGTCTTCTCCACAATGATTCTGAGCTATACCGAACGGAATCTATTAAATGATTATCCTTATCCGGATATCCGCTGCAAATATTTCCGTCTTTGTCGCGTTCGTATTCGTACTTTTTGAACTCTTTGCAAGCATTTGGTGTTCTTTTTGGATCAAACACAAGCTTTCTTCTTTGCAGCCACTTCATAGAATACTCAATGCTTCCAGGTCCTTTGATTGCCCCTCTTGCCGGAAGTCCTAAGTCTCTATAATCATTGATTGATTTAGGTTCGGCAGAATCACAAGTAATTTCGTAATCATCATACTGTCTTCGCTTGATTTCATTCGCAGTCCATTCATTTGATTTTTTGTTTTCATAAATCTCATCAATGAAATAGATTGTTTCTCTAGCTGAATCATAATAGATTCTGGAGAAAGCATATTTGTCCGGATACCAGCCCCAGTCAACCCCCTGATAAATTCTATCAAAATGGCTGATTTCTTCGTCTGTGATAGTTCTTTCCTCGATGTATTCAAAGATATTCCCACCATTTCCGTTGGCATGTCCAAGGTACTCATTGTCGTAAGCGTCTGGGTTGACTTCTTTTAGGTGTTCTGCATCCGCAAGGAACACATCTCCAAGCCATTCCTGTTCGATTCCTAAGTCAAGGTACGTGCTATGCACAACCATTACATTTTCATCTTTTTCTTCTGCTTCTGCTGTATATTCATTCGCCCAGTTATTTTTGCTTCTAGGCGGATTGAACGATTTAAACTTGTATGCTTCGTTACCACCACGAATAGCAGACTGCTGAATATTTCGGATTTCCTCCGGGTTCGAAAATTGATCTAACTCCTCGAACCAGACAATACCTATATATCCAAACTCTGGCTTGATAGACTTAATCTTTAATGGATCGTCAGCACCACGAAAGTAAATCTTCTGTCCAGTGGGCTTATACGTAATCTCCATAGGAGATACCTTGCACACAAATTCCTCATTTAGATTTAATTTATCAATGGCCCACTTCATCTGAGCATAAACAGAATCCTTGATAGTGTTCCCGACTTTTCGCAGAATCAGAGCGTGCATGTTCGGATTGTTTTTCAGCAGTTCCGGTATAATCAGAGATATAGTTGAGGACTTCATGGAACCACGTCCGCCAGGAAGAATGTATTCACTATGTTTCTTTGCTCGAATATCCCTAATCATTTTATGGAATACATCCGGGACAATATTCAGATCAATATGGTATTCACCTTGCAATCTGGCTTTTTCTTCTGCTTTCCGCTGTTCTTCTCTGGCTTCTTTTATCGCAAGCGTTTTTTCCAGGTCATTCATGGATTTCAGCTGATCGGAGAAATCCGGAGCAAATCCGAATGAATCAGTTAGCTCACCTCTTGCGATCATGGAGCGGCGTTGCTGAATTTCTGCCAGAGACATGATGTCAGTGCCTTTTTGCTTTTCGATGAGGGACTGTTTTTCGGCTATATATGCAGAAATACAACCTTTTTCCAACAGTTTTTTTGTCGCGTTTCTAATGATTCCATTAGAGTATCCAGCTTTCCTTGCGGCGTCAGATGCATTCCCGCCATTCTTTATATATTCATCTGCAAACGCTTTCTGCTTAGGCGTTAAGTCCATCTAATCACCTCTGTCTATCCTCATTTTCTGACTGCCTCCCATATTTCTTTTAGGCACATGGCCACATCATACTGGGATGCAGTTCGTAATATTTCATAATCGCAATCTTTCCATTCGCCACGCTTTGTTGGTCTGAATACTGGTGTTGATATAATTGTTACTGTTATCAACCGTTCCTGCTCATGGCTGTAGAATTGTGATGTTCCGATTTTTATGATTAATCCGGTGGATAATATAGCTTTTTGAAGTTTTCTTGTAACTGCTTTTAAGTTCACCATATTATCACCTCAATTCAAAAAAATCCCCAGTATAGCAGTTATATACAAATATAATACCACACTGGGGAGATTTAGCTCTCTACCACTTTTATAAATTTTTAAGTTTTTTTAAAGTCTGCCAATTAATTTGGCCAGATGATAATATTCCGCCATGACCTTACGTTTGTAGCCATAGAAGTCATTTTCCGTTGCGGGAACTGTCCTGATCTTTTCCATCGTCCGATATCCGATACTGTTCACGATACTGTCATAGATTTGCGATTCAATGCCGGGTGCGTATTTGACAGATACCTGCAACAGATTGTATTTGTCACTCTCGTTAAGATTCCGTAAATGACTTTGTAATGTCGGTATATCGTCCGGCGGCACTCCGTAGTCAATCAGTGTTGCCTTTCTCAGTTTCATTTATTTCACCTTCTTCATTTAGGCTCCAGTCACATGGTATGCCTTGAAAACATTCTGGACAGTGTTCGTAGAATCCGCAGCCTTTGCAATCCGCTGGCTGTCCAGTACAATATTGCTGTAGTACGTGGTATGCTGATATAGCAAGGTTTGGCGTTATGTCTGGTGTAGGTTTGTTATTCATTTCTTCATCTCCTCCAACTTTTTCACGGCTTCTTCACGGGTGAAGAATATGGTTTTACCAATTTCGCTCATTGGAAAAGCTCCTGTTATTGAACCTGTATAGTTTTCGTAATAAAATATAATTTCATCTTCTATATCTGGCTCAACATAACTGTCACAATATCCATATGAAAATGCTTTTATTTCATACGATTCCGGATATCCAAAATCGTTATCCCATACCATATCCCCAACCTTACACGGCAATCTCACAAGCAATCCCTGTTCTTCTAAGTCTTCATAAACAGCAAGTTTCGTAAGAATTTTATCCGCAAACGGTTTTAATAATCCATCCGTAATTTCTTCTTTTGCAACTCCTGTACCATCAACATTTCTTTCTCTTTCTGTTAATCTCTCCATCTACTTCACCTCTTCCATCTGACTTTCTACAGTATCTGCAAGCAACTTCAAGGACTCAATAAATGGTTCCGTCAATGCTGTTCTGTCTGGGTATTTAGTGAATGTTCTGACAAGTTTTACTGCATCCTTGATTTTTTCTTCATCTTTGACGATTTCGGACGCTTCGCACAATATCCTTTCATTGTCTCTGCAAGTGACCATCTTGCTACTATAAAAATTCAATATGTTTGGAATTGGAATTTCGACAGGGTTTAAATGGTTTACTCTCGCCCATGTGAATCCCTGAAGCTTTGCCATTTTCAGAACACTCAAATATTCTTCCTGTGTCTTTACAAACACGCTTTTTCCTGTTAAATCAATCATCAGAATTTCCTCCTGTAATCTCATCAATACACTGATTCCATCCTTCTACAAATCCTGCATCAAATGTATTAGCTGGATAGTCTCCATTGTCTTTCTCTGGCAAATCCATAAGTGGGCACCAATCAGGTCTTGATTTGCTTTCACAATCATAATGTTCTTCTGTTATCAGAATTTCAACGCAGTCTAAACAGTCAGCTAATTCACACAAACCCTCATATTCAAGTTCGCAGCAGTATGCAGTTCCGAACGGGCAATCATAGCAATTCTCCGGTGTATCTATCACTAATACTGATTTACTCATACGTTTCACTCCCTTTCAACATCAGGCTTAAAGTGTTATATCCCGGGCAAGTCCTGACTCCGTTTCTGGTATCTCTTAACAGTACACAGTACGGATATAATGCCATGACCTCATAGACGTGTTCTGTGGTGTCTTCGCCGCGCTGGTCGATGTATTTGAAACACTTTCCCGGTCTAAGAAAGTATCTTGCACATACATACGCTTTTGTTCCGAATCTTACACTTGCACTACTCATTTGTGCTCCTCCTGTAATAATTCTTTATTGTCGAAAATGTTTCCAACTACTTCATAATGTTCAAGATCAAACTCGCCAAGATATTCTCTATCTACGCTACCAGTTTCGTTCCCTACCAATCCGGCAACACCCCATTCAACGATTTCATATGTCGTATCTTCTGGATAGAATTCGTCCAAGTGTGCCATCAGAATATCATTTTCCCATATCCTATTCCCATTCTTGTCGCAAAGTCCCGTGAACTGGCAAAGGGTTTCTAGATCAACTTCAATCCACCTAATTATAGGAGTACAAAAAACCTCAAACTCATCAATGCTGATGGATATATCAATACCAACGAATGTCTTGCCATTGCATTCCGTATAATATCCCTCAACCCATTTTCCGTTATCTTTTCGCTTTGCCTTGAAAAGAATTTCTCTCATTCAACTCCACCCTCCTTCACAAGCTCGATTGCTTTATCTAATGCATTTCCTACATTTTCATAAGCAACATCTAGCTTTTTATCTCCTGTATTTGCTATTGTTAAGAAGTATCTCGTTTTTAATTGCTTCAACTGTTCCACAACCTTATCTAAATCAAAAGCTGTAAATTGTTCATTGACACAATTAATAAATTCTTTCTGGTCAGAACTAATACTCATCCCAATTTCCCAAATTTTGATGTATTTAATTAATTCGTCTGCATCTATTAATCTACCCATTCAACTCCACCACCTTTCACAAGAATCTCAGACTGTCTGGATGCTGATTTGATACATGAGTATAGATAATTTCGTCAACATCCTTTGCCAGATAACACGCTACAAAACTGCTTATTCCTGTTGAAAACCAACATACTTTCATAACACCACGCTACAAATCCATGTATCGTGGATAAGGAACATAGGCTTCCCATGCTGACGGTCTGAAACTCACATAAGTCAAATATGCTATATGTGCGCTACTTCAAATTTCACCTTATCGAATCGCCAACGCAACTATTGTTCCCTTTATGTAATTTCTTTCACACCTTTAAATTACAACCTCGGTTTGCCGAGGATTCGTTATTCCTTTCTATGTTTAAACTTCATTTTTCTCCTATCCAAATGCTACCCGTCCGTTATTCTCCGGGATTCTTTAATACAATCCCTAACTCTTCTTTAATAGCGTCTACATAATCAATCCATTCCGCCAGACCGTCATTGATATAATCAGCAGCCCGGTCAAGCCCATTTCTGAATCTCTGACAGCGCTTCTCGCCAAAACCGAAATCATCATGCAGAACGGCGATTGACAATATTACAAATGAATCCGCTATAACCTCTTTTATCTTTTCTGACGCTTTATCAAGGTCTTTTACTGCCAGAGAGGTATGTATCCCGGTCACACCCCGGAACTTGCATTCCTGTTCGAGGGCTTCAATCCCGCCCTGTTTAACAATTCGTCTGGCAAGGTCAAGCCCGTCCTCCCTGCCCCGTTCATATTCACGCATTTTATTCATTGTGTTAGACCTCCACGCTTTTTTTTAGTATTCCCATCCAACAGCCCTCCTTATCTTCTGAGTCAGAATGTCAAACTGTAAGAATAATTCCCTGTCCTTACATTTCCTTGCTTTTATGTCACAGTCATAATCATTTATCTGATATTTCCCTTCTAACAGATCGCCATTATCCAGATATCTTTGAAAGACTCCTTTAGAAATCCCGAACCGTTCCAAAATTTCTATTCTGCTCATACTGTCGACGAATGTACCATCTGCTGTAACAATGTCATAAAGTTTCATTTTATCTCCTTGCTTATCTTTCTTATTCCGTACCCAACCGGAGTATATGCTCTGTCGGTACTGGGGTGATTCGTCTTGAGCAAACCATCATCAACCAGATTATTGATATGCTTCCAGACCGTAGCTCTCCCGGCATCCACCCTTTCAGAAATCTCTGTAATTGACGGTGCATATCCAACCAGTTTAATATAACTGACGATATACATATAAATTTCTTTCCTGAGAGCCTGTCCCTGTTCGTATCTATTCTTTGTGTTGTACATTCTTTCTCAACTCCCTTTGTTTAGAACTTAAAGCATTGTTTAAAGCTAATATGCAGTCCAGAATGAACTGCTTATCATTCTGATCAGGACATACACCAGCTAACTCTCCAAGTTCGTCTAAGCGATTACACGCCTGTTCAGAATAGTCGCCCGTAAGTTCCACCTGATAGAACTCCTTTATAACTTTCCAGAATTCTGTCATAAACCTTTGTATAATTGGAATATCCTTAGCTTCTACTTTCAATCCCTCACATCCTTTTTGTATACAATATACTGCACACTGTATACGCTCTATTAATTTTTAAAAATTATTTATATTATATATATAAATAGGTGTATAATATAAAGTAACCCACAGTAACCGAGATGTAACCGTACTAATTCGTGTAAACCATTGATTTTACAGGTAGGTAACCGAGTAACCGAGTAACCCTGACTTTCTCATATAGGGGAATTTTTACACTCAATATGCACATATAAATACTCGTATATATATATACAGAATCAAAGGTTACCTAGGTTACCCGGTTACCTTTTGGATGAATTGTTTATCAATCAAACACAATATCGTCTGTAATCTCAAAATTATCATTACAATTCACGAATCCTTTTGGAATTTCATCTACAATTTTCAAGAACACACATTTAGTGACAATTCCGTCCAGCTTCTTCGCTTTGGTCGGATAACCTCTGCTGTCGGTTTCCACAAGCCCCTTCTTGACGGCCCATGACAAGAATGCCTTTCTGGAGAATCTTCCAATTTTGCACAGATCATCAAACGCTGCGCTATAAATTATTGCGGTTGATGTCTTCTCTACCGGATCATTGTCAATAATTCCCCATCTTTCTGTTTTGATATCTGGGTTATCATCGAACTTAATTCCGTTCATAGCAATCTTGTCAACCACGAACCAGTAAGCGCGTTCATTTTCAGACACCATTTCTTTCTCTGTCAGGAGACTCTTTGCAGTTTCAATGTCAATGTACTGACCATCATGGAATAGCTGATCTGTTGCAATCTTATCTGCTGCCAGAATGATACTCATAGATATACTCTGCTTCTGCATCTTGTCATCGTCCTGTATAAGCCCCTGATAGTGCTTTTGCAGGGCTTTTATATCATCAATGGACATTTCCTTGACTGCGTTCACAAAGTCGATTCCTGCATATCCGTAGTTCTTTTTAAAAGTATCTGCGGTAAGCTGTGGATCATCAAATATCTTTTCAGAACACTCGACCTCAATAATTCGGTTAATTGCTCCGCCTTGGCTGACGTATCCAGCAAGCGGACGCTCACCATTGGTCAGAATGCAGTTCTGCCAGCGGTTCTCCCGGCTCACGCCCAGTTCTTTATTAGAACGGCTTTTTCCTTTTCCTGAGCACAAATCGTATACAATCCCTTCAAAGTTATCCCTGATCTTGGCAGATACCTTGGAAGTATCATCCAGAATTAATGGAAGATTGTTGAGCATATCAGACTTTGCTTCCAGAGCCACATCTGTTGTCTTGAAGTCTCCTATGTATCGTGATTCGCCTGGATTCGCCCAGACAGAAGCCCCTAACATAAGTGTTACGGTCTTACCACCCTCAGTTTCTCCCCAGAGGTCTACAAAAAATGGGAGAGCACCGACCAGTTTGATTAGAATGCTAGCGAAACTTGCAGCCAGCATGATTTTCGGCTCTATTCTTCCAGTAGCACGAACTTTCTTCACGTGCTCATACCACTCTGTTCTGCTACCACCTACGCTGATACTTTCATATAGTTGCCGGAATCTCATATCTCCATCGAACACAATATCCTTGTCATAGGGAAGAAAATAATCCCTGATCCACCCGATTTTGCTAGATGAATACTGAATGTTGATATAATCGTCATTTGCATTCTCAACATCTGACAGATACCGTACAAGAAACTTCGCATTCTCAGAGGTCACTGAAATCCCAAGTGCAGACAAGCCAACGATTTTAGTAGATGATGCAACCATGGTTTTCGGCACAATAACCTCAGACCATTTATTATTCCTCTTATAGATTAGCTTTATCTGTTCTTCTCCGGTCTCCAGATTCTTCATTCGCTCTATTGGAAGTATAGGGTGATAACAGGCTATAATATCCGGCGATCCTGGATTAGTATTTGAAATTCTGATTCCATCATCGTCTGCTATCCAGTTAAGACATTTCATCCGATCATATTCACAATCAGAGAAATTAGTCCACTGGTCCAGCATAGACAACGTCCTATTACTTTTCTCTTTCTCAATCATCTGCTTCTGTACTTTTGTGTAAGCTTTAAGCAAATCTTCAAATTTTTTCTTTACGCCAAGCTCCTTGGCCCTGTCCAGAAGAGTCAGCGTAAGACGTGCCTTGTATATCTCGTCTTCCTGACTGAAAATCTCGTCGAACACTTCTTCGTCCAGAATAGAATCCTTCGTGAGCTTGTTTATCATTTCCACTTTTAATCACCTTCTTCCAGTCCTGTTATGAATCCATGATGATATAGTGCAAGTTGCAACCTGTTCCACGCTTCACACCATCCGTCAGATAATGGCTTCACTCTGCCAAGGATAGCCCTGTAGAAATCTATATCAGACAAACATTCTTGCAGCTCAACCTTTTTCTTCTGTTCTTCCTTCTGCCGCATTTCCATCTGTTTCTGATGGTGATATATTGCCATTCTGGAAGAGAAATCTGGTTTCTGGTAAGTTCCCCCAAGTATGGTAAAAGCTGTCTTAAAATCGCAATTATCCATGTTCTGAACGAATGTAAATATGTCACCTGTTGCACCACAACCGAAACAATAATAACTGTCTTTGTAGATTTTCATGGATGCAGTGCGGTCCCCACTATGAAACGGGCACTGAACAAACCCTGCTCTGCTCGGAACCATACCATATCTACTCAGGACGTCTCTCATGCTATTCTGCTGCTTAATTGTTTCTTTATCCATTTGACAGAATCTCCAAAATTCTTTTGCCAGTGTCTTTCTTGTCGCAAAACAGAAATTCGACACCATACTTACGTTGCATCGTGCAAAGAATCTTATATAGGACATCTCCATGCATAACTTTCTGTTCCTGTTCTATCCAGATACCATTCTTTTTGACTCTTTTCTTTGCCCGGGGATTCTCCCACCAGAGAACATCATCCAGTTTTTCAATTCCTTTTCCGTGTTCACACAGAAACACAAGTTTTATTCCTGCCTCATTTGCCCGGATAATCTCGGTGCGGAATCTTTCATGCTGCTGACATACATTACCGCATAATTCAGAAAGATTTTGTTTCCGGTCAACAACCAGTCGAGGGTTGTCATAATTCATGTAATCTCCGACGTAAAGCTTTGACACGAACCATTTTTCTCCTGCTGCATCAAATGCTTTCTTAATGCCATCAATAATTTTTTGATGTTCCCTACTGTCAATTTGTATCATGCAAACGGAAACTCCTCGTCAATTCCATCTGGGATATTCATAAATCCGTCCGGGTCTGTTTTTGGACGTGGCGTCTCCGACTTCTGCTGGCTCTGGTTAGCACCTTTGCTTTCACCAAACTCAATCTCCTCCACAACAATATCTGTTGTGTATACCTTCTGTCCGTCACGATTGGTGTAGCTGCCGGTCTGGATTCTCCCGGATAAATCCGCTTTCATTCCTTTAGAAAAATATTTCTCGATAAATTCTGCCGACTTTCCGAAAGCGATGCAATTCAAGAAATCTGCTTTCTGGTCAGAACCTTCTTTTACAAATCTCCTGTTCACTGCAATAGAAAATCTCGCAATAGATGTTCCGTCATTTGTATATTTGATTTCCGGATCACGTGTAAATCTTCCTGTAAGAATTACTTTATTCATGCTGTTACTCCTTTTCTGTATGCTGTTTGTCATAGTCAATTAACATCTTCAGACATTTCTGACCTTTTTCCTTGGTAAGAGACTTAATATCGCTTACCTTAAATCGAGTCTTGATCTGTTCCAAAAGCTTGGCTTCCGGGTACTTATCAATAATGTTTTTAATTGACATAGTAGTCTCGGAACTAATCATCTCGGTTTCTTTTGCCGATTCCGCTTTCCTGCCGGACGTTTTTTCTTTATCTCCTGTATTAGTAGAATCACTGTCTTTGTTATCATCAATGCAGAACAGTCCATTCAAAGCGTATTTTCTGGCATAAGATGAAGCTGCACCTGTCACCTGTGAAGAATCCATGCCTTTCTTAGACTCTTCTTCCCTTGCATAAGCAACAGTTGCAATCTCGCCGGTATCTTCGCAGTCGTTCAGATGAGCTTCTGCTCTGACATATATTCTGTCTCCAACAACTTCCATCCGATCTGTGACGCTTAACACAGTCTTTGTTTCTGCCAGAAGTGGTTTTACAGCCTCCAAAATATCCTCGCAACTTCTATATTTGTATTTTCCGAAGGAATTGTACTGCCCTTTAGGGGCTTTCAGTTTTGACTGAATAATCCCTAACTTCTCATATATATTCACTTCTATTCCTCCTTGTCATAAACCACATGTTTACTGCCCTCAATAATCAGCAAGCTTGCAATGTCTTTCATTGATAAGGTTGATTCGTTATAGATTTCGACCAGCGCGTTGTATGCGTCTGATGAAACCTTTACAACCTGATTGTCTTTTCCGGTTACCAGTTGTTTCTTTCTTGCCGGAATACGGATTTCAAATTCACTCATTCGTTTCCTCCTTATACGATTTCTGAGCCGTTAAAAGCCCATTTAGAGCCTGTACATAGTTTGCTAGCATTCTTGCCTTGTATGATTCTTCAATGGGGTTATCCGGGACTGTGGCAAGCTGTATATCAATCAATCTCAGAACTTCATTAATTCTCTCATCCATGTTCACACCGCCTTGAAAAAGCAGTAAACATTGTCAGAACCATCTCCCCTTGCAGGGTTAATACCGCCGCCCGGAAACAACCCGCTGGCACTGTGATATTCAAGATGATTCAGATACATGTCCGGGTTCTCCCAGTCGATAATGTACTGCTTTCGCTTATTCAGCTCTGACAGAAGCTCATTTACTGTCGTTATCAGTTCCATTGTCGGAAGGAGCTTCAACTCCATTTGATTCAACATCTAACGGGCACCTCCCATCTATTAGAAGCTCTAGCAAGAAAGCTTTAATTATTCTGATACTTTCGCGGCTTGCATTCTCATAAAATGGGTTGAAAGATACGTTTTGGTACAAATCCCACTTGAACACGTCTTTTGGAAGGCAAGCATCTTCTTTTCTTTTAAGCCCACATACTCTCATGCCATAAATTGAATAACTGAATTCGACACTTACTGCCGGAACTTCGTTCACAACTCTTTTACAGAGTTCGTAAATTTCATCAATCTCTTTCTCGAACATCTTCTTATCCTCCTTATTTCCTACTGCCAGTCTGCTTCCATCTGGCGCACTGCCCATGCTGCCGAGATACCGAAAAAGATGTTTAGCCAGATAGGTACATCCACATATTTCCCGGCAAGCATACAAACAGCAATTAGCATATATTCTTTCATTTCATTTCTCCTGCAATCCACACAAGGTTGCTCGCCACCAGTGCGGCGACTGTCACAATCCATGCAGTGAACCATCTTTTTGACTTTTTCTTGCTTTCTTCGACAATTTCAGTCGCAAGTGCTACTTCGATGTCAGCCCATGTAAGCTGGCTTTCGTTTTTAATTTCACTCATATCTAGCTAATTTCTCCTTATTTTTTCTTATTTGTCTTTACAATTAGCAGATAGAGGCTTATAATTAACCTGTATCTGCTAAGCGCGATTTAGTAGATGCAAGCTCCGGGGCGGAGGTGTTGGCTCCCTCCGGGGCACCTACTTATTAAGAGCAGCTTTGCCTTTCCAGACATGTCCGGTCACTTCATAGACTTTCCTAGGGCTTATGATGTATGTGATTCGGCCACCGGAAAGGTTTTTTGCTGGCTTGTTATTCTGCACAGCCACGCCAATCGGCAACCATCCATACACAATCCCTGCTCGGATTGCTGTAATAGGAAGTCCAATCAGTTGACTCGCGTCGGCTACAGTCATACTCTCTGATGAGAACTCCGGCATCTGCGGAATGCCTGATATGATTCTCGCAACCTCTGCGGCGAACTGATGAACTTCTGCATTTTCTTTGATGTAAGTATCAACTTCGCTCATTTCATGCTCCTTTCTTGTTTTCTTTTTAGAAAAAACTTTCTGTCTTCCCGTCAACCTATTGTATTTCCTTTCCCCTCTACCTATAATGCATTTACAGGCACCGACATGCCGAGTATAACGAAAGGGGAATTATATGGTTGAAACAATTACACGACTGTATCATTGCCACAAGATTCACAAACACGTGACTGTTTATGAAGAGTATGAGGTTTCTGATAGCGGTCGCCACCTACTGCGGTGCTCATGTCCATATCATCAATACACGGAAATGAAGCCGCACTGTGATGGGTATAATGACCATGGTTTTCAATGTGGTTATGCAAAAAATCAATAACCAGGCTCACTAACTCATCTGGTCGCTCACTTGGCGATAGATAACAGTAAAGCCGAAGGTCACATTTGCAACAGTCTCCACCAGATTCTTTGCAGTGTTGACTGACGGCTTTATTAAATTGTAATGCGTCCATTTATTCTCCTTTCTATTCTGGCGCTTTAAGTTCAAGAAACTTAAGAATTCTCTTTCTGTGCCTTAT